CAAGTGAGGCTACATCTTGGCCGTCCTGCTGCTCCAAAAATTCCGGAGTCCAGTCTACAAATCCTATTGTCAGGTCACTGTCAGAGCTGGCCACCTTCGCACGCCACTCCACCGTATTGGCTGCTGTAGGGTATACATCCCAGTGCTCCTGTATCGCAGGGTTAAGCAGCATGGCCACGCAGAAGTATTCCATTGCCTCCATGCTTGTGCCTGCTATCTCTGTGAAGTTCTCGCCATTCAGCGCAGTGCCTACCGCCACACAGCTCATTTCGATATTGAACCCCATGAAGCTGATGTTCATCTGATTTCCCTCGGTAGGCAATGCAGTAAAGCGCAGTCTCCAGCGCTCGCGCCCGCCTCCGGTGTAAAAGCTGTTACACTTCACCCGCACACGCAGCGGGTCTCTGGTCAGCTGTAGCTCGGGTGCCGGACCCAGCTCATATATGTTCATAGCCATTGGTCAGCGTTGTAAGTAATGTAATCGTATCCCACCAGCTCCAGCCCCAGCACACAGCTCACGAAGTTGGGCAGCTTGCTTTCCATGTGCTCATACATCCAGCCGCTGGCATCCACGTTGCGCAGCAGTATCGGGCACAGCTTCATCTCACTGTCATGCAGTATCCGGGCTATTATCTCTTTCATGATACGCTCGGCTTTATCGCTCGCTTCCAGCCTCTCTTCATTGCTGTTCAGCTTGCCGGCCTGCACATGCACCACCAGCGCCATGCGCTTGCGGTCGCGGTATTCCTGCGCCTCTTTTACCAGGCTGCCTATGGGACTCTCCACCGTTACGCACACTTCTTCCATGGTATTGAAGTCCTGTACCAGGCTTTCATGGTGGTAGAAGAAGTATCGCGGCCGCATCTCCGTGTGGCCTATCTCGCGGTGCTCCTCGGCTATCCGCTTCAGGTAGTCATGTAGTTCCTTCAGTTGCATCCGTTATGCTACGTTAGCCAGTTTCTCCACCCGCGCTCTGCGGTCTGTCGCTTCATCCAAGTCACGCAGGGGCAGCTTTACAGTCAGCTCCTTCTGCCACTCCTCTTGCTTGCTCAGGTATTCAGCCAGCAGCGCAGCGGTGGCGCTGTCAGCACCGGCCATGGCTGTCATGCCTTGGGTCACCATCCCGCCATTCTCCATCCGCACATTGTCTGTGGCGCCTTGGGTATTCAGGTAGCGCATCTTCCCGCTGTTTATCGCTTCCAGCAGCGGCAGTGTGGCGGCATTCACCTCGCGCTTGCGTATCACATACTCACCACCCTCTACCTCTATGGGTACTCCTCCGGCTGAGTGACTTGGCCCATCCACGTATCCGCCAGTAGCATACTTCTGTGAGGCTATCACAGCCACCTGTGCCAATGTGCTGGCTATGATTCCCGGTATCACTGCCGGTGACAGCACACCTGTCTGCGCGGTAGCCTTAGTCACTGCCAGCGCACCGTTGATCAGCGCTGTGGCAATGTCCAGTTTCTTCTTATCCTCAAATGCCTTGCGCTGTATCTGCTCTTTCTTCTTCTCAAACTCCTGCTCGCTGATCAGTCCCTGCTCCTTCTGTGCCTCCAAAGCGGCAATCTCTCGGCTCGCCCGCTGGTTTATGCTGTTGGTGAAAATCTGATTGATCGCACCCGCAGCCATCTGCGCTATCTCTATCCGCGCCTCCGCCATTTCATTGGCTGCCGCATAGTCGCCTTCTATTTCCTGCTGCCGGGCATCAGCACGCATGGCAGCTTCAGTAGCCAGCTCCTGCTCTACCCCGCGCGTCATCAATCCGGGATCCGCCGTACCACCCAAATCCACGCCCGTCCCATCATTCGCTGCTATCGGCCCCACACCTGCATCCGCCGCAGCCTGCTGACTTGCGGCAAAATCCGCTTGGCGCTGTGCTTCTGCTTTGCGCTCAGCAGCCGCAGCTTCACGCTCCGCAAGCTGAGTTTGCTTCAGCTTCTCCTCATTCAGACGCTCCTGATCTATACTCCGCTGTACAGCCGCATCGGCTTCCTTTCGAATGCGTGTGGCAGTCAGGTCATTCAGGACCTTCTCTATCATCACTATCTCCAGCTGTGCCTGAGCATAGGCGTCGGTACCACCTTTTAATTGCTTCAGAGCCTCTTTGCGCGTTTCCAGCTCACTCTTTACTGTCGCCTCATCAGTCCCTATCCCGGCCACAGTTTCCGCAGCCGCCTGGTTAATAGCTTCCACGCGGTCCATCATCAGCCGCTGTTGCGCACTCAGATTGCTTTCCAGCATCCGGTATACTTGGGTAAATGCCTGACTCATTCTGGCAGCACCACGCTCCACTATTCCAAAGAATGAATCTACACCCTCGGCCAGAAACTTTATGGTTTTAGTCAGGAATCCCGCATCACTTGTGGCTGACACCCATCGCGCTCCCAGCTTTGCCAGCGCACCGTCCATATTGTCCTGCTGGATAGCTGCTGCCTCTGTCGCCCCCTCAAATCCTCGGATGTCTGTAGTCAACTCACCAAGTCTGTCCCGGTAGGTGATCAGCGTCTGCGCTGCCACCACGTTCTCCGTGCCAAATTGCTTAGTCAGTCCTGTGATGTCGCTCACCTGTGGAGCAAGATTTTCGAGCGCCTTCTGCAGGTTGAATGGACCATCCACCGCAGTATTCCAGCTTTCCTGCAGCTTGATCAGGATGTTCCTGGTATTGGTACCCACAGTCTCCGCACTGTTGCTGTACTTCTCACCCAGCAGTTCTATCACGGCAGCCTGTTCCGCAAGGTCCACATTGGCGGCCGCAGCAGTACCGCCCACCTTCTGCATCGCAGCACTCAGGAATGGCACCTCCTTCGCACCCAGCTGGCTTGCACCTACCAGCATTTCCACCACGCGAGCGGTCTCACTGGTGGCTATGCCATTGGTGTTCATGATGGTGGTCAGGTCGCTGATGGTGGTGTTCACGTCCCCGCGAGTGACCTTGCTCAGCAGCAGCGCCTGTTCCGTAAATGCAGTAAGCGCTCCCGCATTGGCCATCAATTCAGGCCGGGCAGATGCCGCTTCTGCAAATGCATCGGCTATGGCTTTTGGAGCTGTACTGTAGGCCTTTCCAAGCTCAAGAGCCTGATCCTTCAAAAAGCTCAAATCCTGCCCGGAAATACCAGTACGTGCGCTCAGGTTGCTCAGCGCTGTTTCAAACTCCCGTGTGTTTTGAATTACGCTGCGCACTCCCACTCCCAAGGCAGTCACAGCAGACACTGCCAATCCGGCCGGACTGATCACCGCGCCGAGCATGCCCTTCACACCTTGAGTAGCTTGAGCCAGTATGCTTGTTTCCTTCGCCGTGGTACGCATCACACCCGCATGTTGCTGGTAGATAGCGTTTACCCTTTTCAGTTCCGCAGCCTTGGCGTTATACTCCGCGGTACCCACAGTCATGCCACGCAGCTCATTCTTCACCTTGCGCATCTCGTTGCCGATGCTCCGCAGGGTGAAGTCCACTTCCTTCCCGTTGATCCAGATGGTTATTCTCCTGTTGTCATTCGCCATGGTGAAGCGAATTTGTAACCATCACCACCCCTGCGAAAGGACAACAAAAAAGCCCGAGCACATGGCCTCGGGCTTCACTATTATTCAGGTATTCTGCTACTCAATTCTCGGACGTTCCACCTTGGCTCCCCATGGTGCGCTAATGTTCACCTGAGCAGTCAGCCCGGCAAGAACCAGAGCGCCACCCATGGCCACAATGATCGGTCCCGGTCTGGTGTCACCCATTACCGGACGGCCAGCAGAAAAGGTATCCCACATCGCACCAGCTATCATCACCCCAGCACCGGCAAAAAACGGACCGGGTGAAATGGTCTGTGAATGGGATTGAGATTGGTCTCTTGATTCTGGTCTAACTTGGGATATCAAGTTCAAACAGCTTAGCAAGAGCATTGTTATTGTTACCAGCGTCTTCATTCATTCGAATTGTAAACTCAAATCTCGGCCCCTTTGAAGGTCCATACAAGTCTATCTCCTTCCACTCTTCATGATCGAGGTAATATACCTTTTTGATACCACCGGCTTGTGGAGGATCTGCCTGCATTTTTATTCGAGTTAATTTCCGGCCAATATACCAATTTCCCGCCATCAGGAAAATGGTATTCACTTCTTCTTCCTCGCCGCCCGCTCGCGCTCTATGCGCTCCTCCTCCATCATGCTCAGGTAGGTGAGCACATTGTGCAGCCCCTCCTTCCGGGTGTGGCGCATGTCGCCAAATTTGCTTCCCGCCAGCGCTATTGTAAGCCTGCGCATCTGGTCCGGCCGCGGTGTGCCGCCTTTACCACCGGCAAACACTTTCGGGTAAATGTCCATCACATACTCCCGCATCCCCGCATAGTTCATCAGGCAGTGGGTGAGTTTGTCACGCCGCACCATTCGGGCAAGGTGCATATTGAGCCGGGCAAACCATGGCATCCAGTAGCCCATGGGTGAATAAAGTACGGCATACAGGGAGCGCTCCTTCTTCAGCTTGGCCTTCTCATCGGCTCCCTGCGCCGCCTCGCCCCATCCACGCAAGGCTTCTTCTGCCAGTGCATACTGCTCCCACTTCAGGTCAACCAGCGCAGCCTTCGGCCCGCGCCACATTCCTACCCTCGGCATGTACGTCTTGGCATGGCCCTGCCCCATCACACACCACTTAATCTCCATTACCGCCATCGCGCATGCATCGGGTGTCAGGTAAATGGCAATCTTTTCAGGCCATCCGGTGAGCTCCTTTATCGCATTCAGCACGGGGGTGTAGTGCGCTATCTCAATGCCGGTGATCACCTCGCGCTCATAGTAGATCAGTGCGCCCGGTGCGCTGCGCTCTATCTCACGCTTCACGCGCACATTGCCGCGTATCTGCAGCACCGCCCGCCATTGCTTTACGGTCAGGCTCTCCCAGTCATCTGGCAGCACAGCAGTGTGCTCTTTGCCATCTATGTGCAGACTGAGCTTCACCGCAGTCCCGTCACAGTTGCAACCACAAGTATCACCGCTTCTGTCAGAGCTATCCCGCGCCACGTATTGCGCCTGCCCTTCATCTTCTCATACTTGCTGTACCACTTGTCCGCCTCCTGCTTCTTCTCAGTATGCAGAGCTTTGTACTGCTCCATCTGTCCGGTCGTGTTACGTACATCAGCCTCCAGCTGCGCTATCTGGGTATTTTTCTGGTCCACCGCCCCCTGAAGTGCTTCCACCTTCTCGGTGAGCTTTTCTACTTGTTTACTCAGCTCATAGTTCTGTACTATCAGGTGATCTTTAATGACCAGCTTTTCGCCAATCTTCTCAGTCTGCGGCCGCGTGAATCCGGCTACGGTATCATTCTTGAATTGTATCCACTTTGGCCAGTCCGTTTGTGATGAACTCGAGAAGGCCATAATCATCAAGCTGGCGAATGCGAGCAATGTCTTCATTTTTCTTCTGGGTGTTTTGTTTCATTCTCTGTTTACTGTCGGATATGCTCTGATCGGCTGCCGCCACTATGCGCATCAGACTGTCCACAGCCAGTTCACTTTTTGCGCGGGCCTTTCGGCTTGCATCAAGCTCCATCTGCAATGCCTCCGGCAGCGTGCGGATATCCTCCAGCTCCTGCTGCAGCCGCTCCGTGCGGTTACTCTCGCGGATGTAAAGCAAGGTCATCACAAAGAGCGCAAGCATCAGCCCGGCACCTACCGCCACCAGCGCCACACTCAATCCTTTTTTCACTTGTGCCATCTGCTTACTTTGTAAATGGTTCGTTTCATCCGCTTCTTCCGCCACACACCGTCACCCTCTCTGCTTCCTTCTCCGTTGGTGTTTCCTTCAATGGTGATCACATAATCCTCACCCCAGTCCTCCACTATCCCTGTATGGCCTATGCGGCCAAGGTTTTGGTAGTACAGAGAGAACACATCACCCGGTTGCGGGTGCTTGTCCATTCTCCCGCGGTTATATACCAGGTTATGCCTGGGTGTACTGGTAGGGCTCCACGCCGTCACCGTATGCTCCACACCACACCGGTTCAGTACATACGCCACAAAAGCCGCGCACCATGGGTTACCCGGTGCCATATTCACCGCACACAGGTATTCATTCACCCTTTGGCCGCGGTTACGGCCAAGGTCTTCAGTCACTCCTATTTCCTTCCGGGCTGTCTCTACTATGCAATGGCCATAGTCACGAGTACGCACCCAAACAGAAGCACTGCATAGATGCCCAAGAAGAAGTAAGGTGATGACCATCGCGCATCCGCGCTTTCGCCATCCAGTTGATCGGTATATTGCTTCCATAGCTGTGGAAAGTTGAATTTGATTGCGGCAAATACGGCCTCTGAAAAAATCATGACGAACGTCACTGACAGCAGCACCAGCTGCCAGATGCCATCATCAATGCGCACGCTGGTCGGGTCAATCCAAAGCAGCACACGCGGCAGCGCAAACCATGCAGCAAAGGCCACAATAAGCGCCCAGCTGCCCGGCCAGTATTTCAGAATGCGCTTCACATACTGCAGCGCATTCTCCTCATTGCCCTTCTTTCTTCCTGCCATCGCGAATCTTCTGTTTTATTTCGAGAATTACCTTGTATGAATTCAGTAGTGTGTAGATGATGACTACGATACCGCCGCAAAGGCTCACAGTTTTTACAATCCTGTCATCACTTACAATGGCCGCCCAAAAAGCGAGCACCGCTACCATGTCAATCGCAATCACCCGCTCAATAGTCTCCCGCACCTGATCTGTCATCATAATCCCGTGTAGTACCCTTTTTTCTGTTCGTCCGGCATAATTGGTGGCACATCGGCAGTGCCTATCTCATCGCTCCCCTCATATCCTTCAAAATCATCGGCATTGGTCTTCAGGTAGCTGGCCAGCTCCTCCCACAGCCGCTGCGCATGCTGCTTATGCTGCAGTACCAGCCGGTGCTCCGGACCTTCGGCAAGGTTCGTAGTCTGCCGCGGCTCATTGCTGTTGCGCTCAAATCGCTGGTAGGTACCGCGCTCATCCACCACAATGCTCAGTGGCACCACGCATTCGGTGAACGTCTGGCACGCCACCGCCCGCTGAATGTATTTCAGCAGCTTCTCCTCCGGCTCGGTGAGCTCTCCGTCATGGTACCGGGCTGAAAACCCAATGTAGTACTCCAGTCCAAGCACCTTACTCAGTGTCATGCGCTGCACACTGAGCATATAGTCGCGCATCAGCTCCAGCACATGCCATCCCACACGCACACCAATCAGTCCGGCATTGAATTGTTTGGGTGTAAATACCAGTGATTCCCGCCGCTCTGCCCGCTCATCGCTGTCTGCGTAGTCGGTGAACTCATCCAGATTGCTCTCCAGGTATTCAGTCAGCTGGTCAATGCCGATCTGCATGCTCAGGTGAAGCTGATTCTTCAGCTCCTCTATCCTGCTCATGCTCGCCACCGCTTTATTCTCGGCTGAATTCACGGTAAATCCACCGGCAGACACACCCACATTGAGCACAGCAATACTGTGGATGAAAGCAGCGTGCGCAAGCACGTACTGGCAATGCTTCACCAGCTGCGCCATCGGCTCGCTGAGCGCTTCATCTTCGCTCAAAGCCTCCAGCATAGCATCCAGTGTATCCTTTCCTACAATGCGCTGGATAGTGCTCACCTGCTCCTGCTTAATCATCGGCCGCAGGCCATCAAAATTCAGCGCAAGTGGAGTAGTCAGGTGATTGCTCACCTCCCGCATATCCTGGAGTAGTAGTTCCCGTGCCATTATTCTGCAGCTGGTAATTCGCCTTTCGGCTTGGTTGCTTCACTTCCCTTGTCCAGTGTAGTGATCAGGCTGTTGCGCATCTTAAAAATCAGCCCACTTGGCCACTTATTGATGCGCTTCACCAAGCTCATCACACTCAGCAGTTCCTCCTGGCGGAAATGGCTCAGCGCCACCCGCTGATTGAATGCCACACGGTTCGCGCTGCCGCTTCCCGCGCCCATTTTGCTGCCCGGGGCATTGCCGATCAGCTCCGGGTGAATGCCCAAGGCACTCAGCATGTGGTCAGAGCTCTCATTGCTCTCCTTCATCCAGTGCCCATCACCCACAATATTCTTCAGCTCATTGATCTTGACCAGACTCACCAGATTTTCATACCCCACCTTGCTTTCCAGAAACTCGGAGAAGTAGGTAGCGCCCTGCTTATCGGTACCCTGCAGGAACTTTACAATGTTATCTACCTCCTCGCTCTTCTTGTTCTTCTTCTCCTCATCAGTCAAGCGATTCCACGTATCCCGCCCGTACCGTGCAAGCCAGTATTCCGGATGAAATTCAATGTGGTACTTGATACCAAACTGATTCTTCATCCAAAAGAGCTTGCTTTCAGCAATCGCTTTGCTCAGGTCATACCATCCGGCTTCCACAGAAGCCATCCAGTCCGGCCGGTTGTAATACTGACGGCCCAAATCAGGCACCCGCAGTATCATCCCGAAGCTCTTTGTATTTCTGAGCTTATCAATCGCGTCATTGTCAATGTACAGAGGAGCAATCTTCAGCTTACTGGTTCCTTCTTCTTTGTAGTCGCCCGTTCCAAAGTCCGCATTCAGGTGCACCTGTGGAATATTTCCCTGCGCATCGCGCCGCTCCATGCGTATCCACTGCGCGCGGGTAAGCTCCGTAGTAAGTCGGGCAATCTTCGTTTTGTCCTTACTCCACACCAGCTGCGGCACAGCAAAACCAAAGGTCTCCATGTCAATCAGCGCACACATCAGCTGCATGTGAATGCGGTTAGTCTCCAGCCACTCATCCACTTCCGGGATCGCCTCTGGAGAAAACCATTCATTCTCTCCCTCCACCTTGCGATATCCGTACACAATTCCACCGGCATACTGCAATCCCGCATTGAATCGGATACCCGGCATGATCACAGTGCTCTGCTCGGCCAATTCGGCCATTGTCTTCAGCTCATTGTCACCTGCGCCGTTCAGTATGTAATCCTTGGTGCTGCTGTGCTCCTCTTTCCTGCTGTTATGGCTGACCAAAGCCGAGCGCCCAAGGCTTACAGGCAACTTATCCTCGCCCAGAAACACACTGGTGCTCAGTCCCGGCCACTCAAATGTTACTATCTCCTCAGCCATTTATGAAAATGTCGTTTACTCGCATTATCAATCTCACATGCAGTGTGGTCGGTCGGGGCTCCTTCGCTGGTTGAACAGTGATGGTGCCGTGCTCCATCTTATCATGGCTCTGTCCGGTCACCCTGCATCGCTCCAGCCTCTTTAGCTCTCCACCTGTGCGCCGCTTTACATCGCAAGTCACAAACTCAATGCTGCATGCTTTCCTACCATCAGGCACACAGCTGTTTATCTCGCGCAGTGCTGCGGACAAATCCATGCGCCAAAAATCTATCTACCCCCTTCCCCGCGAAAGGACAGCGATTTTTCGCGGTTTTTTCCCGCCTGAAACGCTGTGACTATCAGTGATATACAGGCATTTACCGCCGCGCGTTTCCGTCTGACCATTTTCAGCATCACGATTAACCACGCCGTGCCCTGTCGGGACGGCCACTGCCAGACAGCCGATGGGAAGGATATATGAGAGAAGGTTGGTGATTTCGAGGCTTACAGATCGAAGCGATCAGCGAGCGAACCATAGATCAGGATGTCTCCTGCATCGGAGTAGTGAGTAGCGCGCTCGTAGGCTCCTGTGTACTTGGCCTTTCGCTCATTGCGTTTGTCTTTCTCGTATCCTTTGCTGGTTCGTCTCACAGCTGCGAGCATGCAGCTGTTCGCCCAAAACTCTGCATTGATACGATTGTAGAGGAAACTCACTCTGTCGTTACGAAGCACTTTGTTCCATAGTTCGAACCTTGCTTGATAGCTTGGTGTGTGACCTATGTAGCGCATGTCCACATTCCAGCTTCCACCTTGCTTATCCCTCAGCAGCTCCTCTACTTCCTCGAAGTAATTGTATGGAGTAGATGCATTCGAGAACTTAGCTGTGTGGTCATAGTAGAATCTTACATACTTGTCTCTGTGGTATCGGTAGTAGTGCTTGAACTTCAGTATCAGGTCACGTAACATCATCGGGTGACGCACGTGTAGAGCATTGACCAGTCTGTACACATTGCCATTGCCTTGACCAATTACAATACAGTTGAACTGCGCATTGTAGTCAACTGATATCTCCAGCGGCATATCAGGATCCACATCTGCATCCTGCCTGCTGTCGGTGTCTGATCCATAACTCAAGTCATTACCCAGGCTATCCAGAAACCCGTTATCAAATCCATCATAGCCATGGATGTGCTCCTTCAGCAAAGGATAGAACCCATTGACCACATTGCGCTTCCTTTGATTCAGCAGACTGGTGGCATACTCCTCCGGACTCATCTCATCCATGGAGTTTATGAAGTAGTCTGCCCCCAGTATGTCCAGATTCTCCAAACTGCTGGCCTCTTGAAAATAGAATAGCGGCTTCTCCTTCTTGGTAAGGTCACCACATCGGATGCGATGGAGCGCCCGGCTGCATAAGCTCACCACCTCTCTGGCGTTCTTATGCTGTGACTTTCTGGATTCATCGCGCAGGATAGCCATCTTCTCAGCTCTTTCCTGCTCCAGCATGACAACCTGTGCTACACGCTCCTGCATTTCTTTGGTGTAGCGGTTATCCCCTTCTTCAATCAGCCATTGAGCAGCATCACTCACCGGCATGTCGGTGGTCAGCAGTGTGCTCTGGTAACTGGATGCAGAGCCAAACACATGATTCATCCCGCGCAGGATGGGTATAACCTCGCTCTTGTGACTCTCTCGCTTCAGGTACTTGGCCTCATCACCAAACACAGCGCAAGCGGATATCCCGTTTGCGGATCCCGGACGGTCATGGGACACCAGTACAATGCCAGCACCGGTCTTCAGGTGAATGAAGTATTCCGGCTTCAGTGGTGTAATGAATGGCCGGTCCCACTTCCATGCATCCGGAGCATAACGGCCAAAGAAGTAATCCCGGCCATTCACCCACCCCCACTTCTCCATTCCGGAGAAGATGGCTGGCAATGTCCTGGTAAGGTGCTGCTGGTAGGTAGCGGCTTCACCTACAATGAGCCCGCGCGGCATTTCAGTGGCCCAGCGGATGATGCGTGGAGCGATGATGCCCTCACTTTTTCCGGTACCGCGGCCCGCGATTGTAATCTCATGCTTTGCTGCGATCAGGTAGCTGCGGGCCTGAACCGGGTTCAAATACAGATCAGGCTTCTGATTCATCGCTTTCTGCTTCAGTGTATGTGGTGTCTACAGCTCGCTCTTCCCACATGCGCAGGAGGGTGCTGGCACTCACAGAACTCTTTGGTATACCAAGCTCCTCTGCATTGAATGTCGGGATAATTACATCAGGCACTTCGCCACCAGGGAATTTTGGTTCTTCCTTATTCGTGCCCATCAGCTCATGGAACTTGGCTTCCATACTGAAGTACTTCTCGAGATCGCGCATGCCTACCGACGCCTTTAGCCTGCCTGTTTTTTCGCCGAGATCATCTACCTCCATCAGGTCTTCGTAGGCCATGTGAAGGAGACGTTGCATGCGCCCGAGTGATATTGACTTCCAGTATTCCTTCTCGCTGGCCACCGTGCTGCCAAAGAGCTGCTGAGCCAAGCCCATAAATCGGTATGCGGCAGCTGCTTTGATATTGAACTTCTCGCAGATCAGCCGCTTTGAATCCGGACTGATCCCATACTGCCGGATGATGTCATCAGCAAATGAGATCATCTCAAATCGCTCTTTGTAGTATGGCGGTAATTCGTCCACTTTTCCCTTCATCAGGGCATTTCCGATCACTTCAATATCATCTGTGAGCATTGGTTACCTCCTCAATTTTCCTCAGAATCCTCCGGTAGTGTTCGGCCACTGAGCTCTGAGATGTTTGGTTTGTTTTTCTCTGGAAATACTGTATTGCCTTCGGCTGCTCTTTCAGCAGCTCGATCAGTTCATTCTCATCTGGCTTCTTGGGTGATGTGCCGGGCAGATACTCTTTGTGCGCACGCCAGTAGTCAATGCGCTCATAGGCTCGCCGGGTGAATGCATAGAGGTTCAGCTGTTCGAATGCCAGCTCTTTGGCTATGGCTTTGTTCGGCCGTTTACGATATGCACCGGCCCCGGTGTAGAATTGCTCGCGGATGCGCCCATGAAGGGCATCCATCCTGCGATATGCAGCCTTTACTTCTTCAGCCAGCTCTTTGAGGTCATCGGGCAATGCAGCACCACCGGTGTGGTCCATTCTGCGTACATGCTGCACTTCAGGCACTTCTTCTTTGCCTTCGAAGTACACCTTCAATGCATCGCGCAGGATGCGATTGGTTACGGAGTTATTCCCGGACTTGATGACAGCCACACTGCTGCACTTATATCCGGCTTTGATGCACTGCTCGAGCAGTTCCACTCCATTGGAGTAGGTGGAATTAGCCAGCCATTGCTGATATTGTCTGTGGAGCATGTTCAAAATTCAATCCTCCCATTGGTTCCGGACAGGACAAAAAAAAGAGAGCGGTCGCCCGCCCTCTTTCATTGCTTTTTGGTCAATCACTGTTTCTTGAGGACCGCGGGAAACTTCTTGTCTGCCGCGAGCTTGCGAACACGGAATGCATCCAGTGCATCCATGTCAAACACGTCTCCCCTGCGCAGGAATCGCTGCCCTGTGGGGTGAACCTGCTCATACACTTCTTCGGTATCACCGATGCGGTATTCACGCAGGCCATCAGGCTTGTAGGTAATGGTTACCCGGTCTGGACGGTGAGAATGGATGATCACAGGCTCCTTGGTAGAAGCCTGTGACTCATTCGCGGATTGGTCCGCGGCATTTTTTCTCTTACCGCTCATATTACGGAGTAGGCAGGGTTACCTCACCCTCGTAGTAGTAAAGGGTGTCCTGATTGCAGCTGATTGGAATCTCCCATCCCATCACTTCAGAGCCATCAGCCACACCGGAAGCCCATGTAGCACCGCCCTCAATGGTGGCGCCCTTACACTTGGTTCCCAGCTGGTAGTAGGCGCCTGACTGGCATGGATTCTTCTGGATGAGCAGGATCATTTCCGGATCATCCTTGATCATAGCTGCCACTGTCTTCTCATCACCGGGGATGATCAGGTTCAGTGTGAGCTTACCTGTCTTGCTGAAGCGGTCGCCCTGACCTTCAAACGCAAGATTGGTCCGGTCATCATTCATGAATGCCTCACGCCATCCCTGACCTGATGCAAACACGTGGTCATCGGCAATGGTCACCTTCTGTGCCTGAGTAGTGGGTGACGCCGGTGGCTCAGCAATGGTGGTGAATGTGCTTTTCAGCGCATAAAGCACCTTGGTAAGTCCGGGCTTAGTTGAACTTTTTGTTGCGATGTTCAGATCCATCTTACTTCACGAATTTCAGGTTGGTAGCTCCGATTTTCACGAGATGAGCCATCAGCTCCTCGTTCTTGGCACAATCCTCCGGTGTGTACTCCACGCGCTCGCCGTCAATGACGGTTGCGCCACCGCGCACAATGCGGTAAGTCTTTCCGGCATGCTTTACCTCCACACCATTCTTTTCAGTAGGCTTGGTGGTCTCGCTTTTTTCCAGAGCCTTGCTCAGCTCCTCAGCGCTGGCTACCAGCTCTGCATTGGCTGCTTCGAGCTCTGCAATGCGCTCATTGGCTGCCTTCAGCTGCTCCGCTGCCTCACCTTCGCTCTTCGGAGCAGTGAGGAGCGCATGCAGATTCTGCAGCTCTTCCATTTTCATCCCTCTGGTGGCTTTCACACCAGGGATGTTCAGGCCATTAATGGCCTCAATCAGTTGCTTCTCGTTCATGGGTTATGAGATTAGCCCGGTGAGCGATTAACTCACCGGGCTTATTGATTTTACGGGATGATGTTGCTGGTGAGCCAGATGAAACGGCCGTCTGCAATACCGTAGCCGCGCCAGTGGTCGGTCCACACCTTCACCTTGCGATCTACTGATTCCATCTCAACCAGCGAAGTCGGACGCTTCATACCGAGGATCAGGTTACCCTTCGGAGCGATGAACACTCCATTCTCGCCGCTCATTGCGGAGAAACCGGCTACTTTGATATTCGGGAAGTTGGCCAGACGCATCAGGTCAGACTCCTGCAGGTAGTTCGCATTGTACGCCTCGCGCATGCCCTTCTTGTAACGCACAGCAAAAGCATGGCTCATGTGTACGCCCAGCTCCAGACGAGCGCGCAGGTCAGCCGGAATAGCTTCTACCAGTCCTTCTACCCATGCAACAAAGTCGCCCGGATCAGTCGGGATGGTACCGGTAGTCAGGATGTTTCCTGCCGGAATCTTGCCCGCATCCTCATTGTCAATGAGGACTTTCTTGAAACCGTCGAAGGCAGCTGAAGCAGCTCCTGCAGTGCCTGCGGTAGGCGCTGTGTAGTCTGCTTTGTAGGCATTGTCGTCAATGTCCTGAATCATCTGCGCCATCAGCACCCTCTCCACATACCAGCGGCTGATTGGCCACTCTTTGCGGTCGAGGTTGTTTGATGCCAGGAAACCGATGTACGTCGCCTCGATGTCATCAGGGTAGATTTCATCGTCTCCCTTTACATTGAAGAGGTTGATCGGCAACGTGGTGAACGTAGCAGCTCCCTTGGGCGTAAACGCCTTCTGGAAAGCCTGCAATACAGCATCCGAGGACACAATCACCTTGCGGATCACAGTGTCTTCAGTGGTTACCATGGTAAACGCCTGATCGAACTCGGCGCCACGGTACAGGTTCATCTGCAAGTCCTTCAGGCCCTGCGATCCCTTCTGGTAGTACGCGCCGTAATCAGCTACAAGCGCAGTGGTAGTTAATGACATCTGACTTTATTGTTAATTGATTTTTGAATCCACACCTTTATAGAAGTTCTCCAGCTCCGGATTGCCCGCAGTTTTGCCAGCTGCTGATTCCGCTTCTGTTTCGGTAGTCGTTACCTCTGCCTCACCCGGAGCGCCACCGAGATCTGCCACTTGTGATTCCAGCTCGGTGATGCGTGCATCGCGAGTGGAAATAGTGCTCTGCGCCTCAGTCAGCTCAGCACGAAGCTGAGTGATGCCGGCAGTAATGCCTTCAGCGGTCGCTTCTTCAGCTCCCGCATCAGTGGCAATGGCCTGCAGCGTATCGGCATGGGTCTGGGAAGCAGAGCGCAGTGCATTCAACTCCTCCACAGACAGAATCACCGCGCCCTGCACACCCATTTCTTTCAAATAGGCATTTGCTTCCGCAACAGCCTCAGTTGATGGCGTGCCTTCTCCGGCAAGCGCCTTGATTTTTTTCGGTTCGAACATTTCAGTGGTATTGAATTGGCCACTTGTGCGGCCGGATTTTGCTTCTTTGTCGTCTGCCAGCTCCATTGCGCGGCTCACAGTATCTTCCCATGACTTCAGGCCATCAATCAGGCCCATCTCCAGCGCCTCATCAGCCATGAAGAGCTTGCCGGTGAATACTGCCTCCTTCACACCCGGACGGTTCTGCTTCACCGTATTGATGAACACATCATTGAACGGGTCCAGATCATTCTGGAGCAAATACTCAGTGCTGGATTTTTCGGCAAAAGCATCGCGGTAGCCTTTATTCTTCTCCGTGCTCTTGGTGGCATACACCTGCACTACATCAGTTTCATAGAAGTTCGCGATGAACTTCTCATAGTTCACCATGGTGATGTATGTACCAATGCTGCCAATCTGGTCAGTGGAGAAAGTAGCGTAGAGCTCATCGGCATTGCTGGCAATCCAGTAAGCGGCACTGGCTGTCATCCCGTTTCCGAGATACGCCACTACCGGCTTCTTTTTACGCGCTTCCTGAATGGCAGCGCTCGGCGCCTGCACAGCGTCCGCCGATCCGCCTGGTGAGTCCAAGTCAAGAATGATCGCACCTACAGATGGGTCATTCGCAGCCTGAAGGATCTGTGAAGTTTTCGACTCAGTGCCTTCAGGTCCGCATTCTTCATTGTACTTGATGATAGGATCCTTGAATTCTATCACAGCCACCACGGCTTCTTTTCTCTTTGACTTGCTGTGATCAGAGTATGACTTACGTTCTCCTGATTCGGGAATCACATAGAAGTTAAGATGGTCAGGAGTTTTTTCCACTCCATCATCCTTCTCAAAAGAAGCACGCCCGGTAAGCAGCGCATGAGCCAGTGGCAAATAGCCAGCAGCGGCACCCGGCTCCATCAGCCATTTGCCGCCCATCAAGTTCTTTGCAATGTTCCTGCTCACTCCTCTTCCCGTTTGTAGGGCAAAAGTTCCCCTACTACTGCGGGTGCGAAAGGACAGGTTAATCCGTAGTCACTGTCCAGCCTTTAGATATCAGGCTTGTCTTAGCGGCATTGCCCGTGGCGCTTGGCGGATTCGATGGGATATTCAGGTTCAACAGACACGTTCCATTGAGCTCTCCGTTATCATCCAGATTTACCAGAATCGAGTCAATATTGCTCTGCGGCATTCCACTACCCTGCATTCTTACAAGTTTAACAGTACTGTAGATAGCTCCACAACTGTCAAATTGTGGCTGGTATTCAAACCTGATCTTGTGCCCGAGTTCACCTACAGAGGTGATGTTCAATGTGCAGTTTTCATACGTGCCGTACACGGCAGCCTCAATATCTATGATAGGCTCTGAATTCGGACTGATGATGCTAACAGTATATTCCCCAGCGGCTGAGTATTGGTGGAATACATCACCGTCAGTAGTGATCACCTCAGTATTGCCATCCCCCCAATCTATTGTCACATTCGGCTGGCCCATCAAGCCAATAGCAAAGCCTACCGCATTGCTGTGACCGTTACCAGTAAAGGTGCTGTTGAACTTCATCACTGTGGTCGGTGGTGGTGGTGGGTATAGGTCAGTATTCCCAAACTTATACTCCACCACAGGATGACTGTCAGTGTACAGAATCACCACTTCATACTCATTCCGATCCGCTCTGGACTGCTTGTTATTGCGGAGCACCGGCCGCAAAAAAGCGCCTCTGCCATTGCGCCCTCCGATGATCTTTAACCGGTGATTCTGATCGCGGAATTTCACATGCCAGGGAAGCCGGCTGATAAGGTCTAGTGTGTCCACATTCGTGTGCTTATCACTGGCCACCAGAAAGCGCAGTTCACACTGCTTCATGATGGCGCCATTCTGCAATACCTCTCGCTCCTCAAAGCGGGCAGTGTCAGGCACATAGAATAGCTTCTCCCACAGGTAACCCTCGGCAGGCACTACTTCCTCTTCGAATGCTGCCTTTTTGATGTCCGGAAATGCGTGCACTCCGCGAGCATCCAGCAGCTCCACGAAGTCATCACACATTCCCCCGAAGGACTTACCTACATATTGTTCGATCAGTGTCATTAGTCAGTTTTTCGTCGGACAAATCCGCACAGAATTTTCTTTCTCTTCTTCCTTTTTTCACCGGACAAATCCGCACAAACTATTTATGCCGATGCATATCCACGCCTTGCCCTCTGGTTCATCTTATATGCCCGGTCATAGCTGTACTCCGATTCTTCGAATGAATACCTCACAAGTACCGAATGAATGGCATCCTGAATCTGCAGCCCCATGTCCATGTACATATCCACCTGCATGTTTATCTCCCGCTCAATCATGCTTGAGATAAATGAATTGATTAGACTCATCTTTTCATCCGGAATGTGCAATGCCCCGCGCATGTCATGGCGCCTGGTATCCTGTGGCTGGCTCGGATGCTCTACCAGCAGTTCATTCAATCCATCCGGGCATTTAACTACGCCGGAAGCGTGAGGTTCGCAGCAAATCAGGATCAGCTGCTTTAGCTCCCTTGAAAATTTACATTTCCGATCATTCTCATTCTCAAAATAAAAGCGCACATACTTCTCGCAGTGTGGCTCTAAGTGAAGTGTAATCGTGGATTTCATAGAGGCTGTAATTTATTTTAAGTCTCTACGAATTGGTTGAGTAATTGTTATAATTTATCAACTGGTTTGTTTTTTTTCAGTTAATCATCTCCATGTTCCGGATACATTCTCTTGAGGATTAGTCTGCTTCCAAACACCCCCGGCGTTTAGCCATGTGATGACCTCTTTCCAAGTGCCGGCAACCTTAAACCACATTTGGTTGCCTGCACTCAGAGGGGCTTGGATGAAGCCAATCAGGGTGAATACGACATTGGTGGGTAGGGCCGTGACGTTCTTGGACACCACTACCTCCGCACTCACAAACCCCTGCACGGGGTTGGCCGTGCCGGTGTCGCGCACCAGAACGGCTTCACCACCGCCGAAGGTTAGTTGGTAACTCATGACACGATGATCTTTGCATATAAGTCAACCGAGCCAGGGAGCGATCCGGTTGGCACAAATCTCCTTCGCGTGCCTACTACATTGCTGCCGAGGCCTGCCGCCCATGCCGAACCTGTCCAATACTCGAAAGCTCCATTGGTCGTGCCTGTCGATGCCTGAGTAAGCACAAGTGCATTCGTATCAGCCCGGTAAATCTCAATCGTATGGATCGTGGGTGAGCCAGCGAAGAGTGCTGATTGAACCCATGCGAATGTGCCATTAGAGGTATTGAAGTCGGAGTAATTCCAACGGTACTGACTGGGTAGAGCGTCATCAGTTTCGTACACGAGAGCCAGCGCGAGCACGCGAGCTGGTAGCATAACGACCCCTGCTGTGCGGAATTGAAACGCGAATTGAATTTCGCTTGGCGTGCCGAGTCCAGATAGGTCGCCATCTTGCGGAACGTCTGTCCATGAGCCTGAGTTATCGGATATGCCTGAGGTGCGTACCTGAATCCTGAACATATCCGGAGCAACGCCCATTGTGAGATCACCGAGATTCTGCACGTCATTGGCCAATACGCGGTATAACTTGGCAGGCGTCGAACCGAGGTTGATTGCAGGGCATATTACCCTGTTATTCACGTCGGCCTGGAAGTCCAAATCAGCTGCCAAAGGATATGCGCTGAAGGCATTCAAGTTAGCGGTAGCTGCTGTTGAATAAATCCAAAACATCCATCCATCTTCGACCCAAAGAAATGGAGAGTTTGTCGTCACGAAGTGAATCCAAACCGGGCTATCGCTGTCACGAAGCGAGCTAATCATTTGGGAAGTGGCTGAGCCTGAGCGCCTGTCAATCTGCACTGAGGTAGTATAGTAATCAGTAATGTAGATGGATTCAGCTGTGCTTGCTGTTCCGATAATAACCAGCTTGTCAAGTGATACAGATATGTCCAGCCCTGTTATTGATCCGAAAGATACATTTGTCTCTGTGCCACCCGGAGGCACTTCAATCATTGTATCGCTCACGAACGTAGTATTACCTGAAGTGATATTGGTAATTGCTACCCGGATTATTCGGGTAGTGGTGAACAGGTATATGGATGGCACACCATTGCCTGCGCCATGATTGAGCGTACCCACCCGACCATTGTTGTTCTGCGACAAGGTTCCCGTCACTGATTGAGCGCCAGTGATCAAAATATCAGTTCCGGTAAGCGTGAAGCCTCCCGATACAGGGGTGAGTGCTGCGCGGATATTGTAGCGGTATATCACCAGCGATGAGGCAGCGCCATTCGTGCAATATACGTACTGCTGCTGCCTGTTGTCGAGGTCGCCGAGAGCGCATCCGCCTATTGCTGTATTGGTAATTGTAGCCGCGTCACGCAGCCAATACACCGCCTTGACGCGATCAGTAGTACTGGCTGTTCCAATGTTTTGGGTTGGATTTTGAAAGTCGTTATATGATAACCCCTTAACCACGAATAATCCACCATTTGTCGCAGTGGCGTTGGTCGTGGCCTGAACGATCATCAAATCTTGAATGACGTAGGGAGTGCCTGAGTTTATTGCTCCAGCGGAAGTGTTGATGGTTATACTGGTATCACTTCCAATGGCAGTGATGTGATACCATGTGGTGATATCGTTGGGGTCAGTTGAACCAAATCCGATGCGACTTCCCACGCAAAGACGGTCGGTATTGAACGCTGTGCCCGATCCTGCTACGGCTGTTCCCGATACACCTACTGTGCCTTTAGTGTAATTATCGAGGACAGCACGAATGCCCCTGACCGTGTGAGCAGTGGCAGTGGGAAACCCGCAGTTAATTGCACCAACGAGGTTATAGGTGTTGGTTGATGGTACGAATGTCCAAAGCTGAACCCGTCGTGTCGTTGCTGCTGTAGCTCCGTCCGCACCGAACACCCAGTACAAGTCATCAGTAATCTTAATCGGGTGAAGCATGTGTGACGGAATTGCAAGTGAACTCTGGCCCATATTTGCAATTCCAACAGGAGCAGGACCGATAAACTTATCAGCCTGACCCGACCCGAGGTTAAACTGCCCTGTGTGTTTACCGCGATTGATCTTGGCTGGATCATACGCGCCACCAAAGGCCACTTGTTCAAGTGAACCGTTGAATATCTGTTCTACAGCTGCTTTCATGATTATGTGTATTGAAGGTAGATATCACCGTCATTACCGCCCGAGGGAGGCTCTGTGCCGGATGTTATGTTGCGTATCGTCGGCTTATTCCTAATGAACGAAGGATCGTTTTCGTCCGTCTCGTTCCAGTTCACCTGCTGCTGAAGTCCTGCTGGCCCCTCCGGACCAGCAGGACCTTCCGGGCCGGTTAATCCCTGCGGGCCTTGTGGACCAGTATCACCTTGTGGGCCTTGTGGGCCAGTCAGTCCCTGAGTTCCTGCCGGGCCTGCTGGCCCTGCTGGCCCTGCCGGGCCTTCCGGACCAGTCAGTCCCTGTGGGCCTTCAGGACCTTGCGGACCTTGTGGGCCTTGTGGGCCTTCTGGACCTTGTGGTCCGGCCGGACCTTGCAGGCCTTGTGGACCAGTCAGTCCCTGCGGTCCTGCCGGGCCTGCTGGCCCTGCTGGCCCTGCCGGGCCTTCCGGACCAGCGGGACCCTCAGGGCCTTGCGGGCCGGTCTCACCTTGAGGGCCGGGGGGTCCTTCATTCCCCGGTCCCGTAACTGACGGACGTACAACAAAAAACTCTATGCCCGAACCTACTGTAATGGATACCCTTATCTCACTCATGCCGTAGTCAGTTTACTTGGGTAGAGATAAAACACATTTGGGTATTCCCCCATCCGGTGAGTCTGGTTTTCAGGGAAACCATTTATTTCTGACTTGATTTTGATCTGCAGGTTGTACTCCCCCTCTTCAGCTCCTTGAGTAGAGGACCGAGGTACCACCACTCGGATCTGTCCCTCCTCATTATCTATCACATCCAATTCAGAGTAACCGATAAGTTCTGGAAATGCAAACCGAGCGATTACCTTACCGCTCTTTCTGTGCACCACCGCCAGGGTAATGCTTTCTACACTGCTAATGACAATGGCTATCCCCGCACTGTTAAGTACAGTCAGCCTGATCGGTACATCCTCCCCTTTATAGCATCGTGTCATGGGCCAAAAATGTCCAGAGCATGATCAACTTGAAAGGACACCCCCCACCAGCACTATACTATTGGAATTTCAGAGCCAAAAACACATTTTTAAAATTGCTCGGCCAAAAATATTTCGCATGTCTTCCTGTCTTCTTGTCTGCTAGTTGTCTACCGCTGTCTCCGTCCTGTCTGCTAGTTGTCTACTGGATTCCTAAGACATTATTAATTGATTTTCATAGTAGTTATCTCAAATAAGAAGACAGGTAGACAGAAAAAACGGAAAATCCTCACGCCGGAGAAAAATCGCATTTTTTATAAAAACGCAATCCGCTCACATTCAGTGCTT